CCGAAGAAATGTGTGCATTCCAATTCTTCATAGATGATGGACGTGGGGATACACAGACAGGCGGCTGGAGAGAAGTAGACTGGGTGCCAATACCTTCATTCGAACCTGAGTTTATGCGCCCACCACGTCCTATACAGGCTACGGATGAACCTGACCTTAGTGATTGGAATGACCCGGCATTTGACTTCAATAATAGACCTAAGCCTTATTTCCCTTAACCTAAGTCATAACCATAAGAGCGCATGAAAGATGCAATTCTCATGTGTTCGTCGGCAGTTCCGTTGTTCTTTATGTGATTGGCTCGGTGGCTAATAACACATACATTACCTGGAATATAACCTTTATATGGATTAACTCTATCTAATGAAGGAGAGTTATCACACATACCTCCAATAGAAGTGTAAAGGGGGATGCCAAAGACTGGGCAATAAGGAGGTATTACGATATCTTTTAAAGTAATAGTGAATTCAATGCCACTTCTCTTCGCTCTTGTTTTGGCTCTGTTAAACATTGCCTTTTCTGGGTTATTACGGTTCCACCGTTTACTTCTTTCTAATGCTTTTTCTGGATTGTTTTGACTATAGAGTTTACCTCTTTCTCTCTCACGTTCAACATTCCTCCAGTAACGCTCTCTCTCTTTAGCGTTAAGAATATCTTTATTCTTTTCTCTATATGCTTTCTTATAGGTTTTATTTTTATCGGGATTAGCTATATGCCAATCCTTTATCAATTTATCTATCCTTTCTTTATTATTTTGTTTATATTGTCTGTTATATTCTCTTCTCTTTTCTTCATTATAACGGTCACTCATAATTATCTCCTAGTGTTAAAACTAATATTATTTAGGGCTTAGAAAAACCTCTCTAAAAAACTCAATTTCATAAATATCAGGAAAAAGAATAATTCTTATCCACAGGAGTTAAAATGACTGTATTCTTAAGCCCGGGAGTCTCCTTTTCCGAGATCGACCTAACTACGGTCATCCCTACAGTTTCTATTAGCACAGGGGCACTTGCTGGTGTGTTTCGTTGGGGGCCAGTAGGAGAACGTTTCATTGTTGATTCTGAGAACACGCTTACTCAATACTTTGGACAACCAACGAACTTTAATGCAGAGACATTCTTCACAGCCGCGAACTTCCTAGCTTACGCGAACCAGCTTTATATTGTTCGTGCTGCTAATACTTCTGGTGGAACACCATTTGCCACATATACAGCACAGAGCGGAAACAATGTTTTCGTAGGTAACACTGCTCTCCTTGAAGCAGGAATGTATATCTCTCAAAGTGCTAATCTTGCCATTCTTGCTGGTTTTGGCAATGGCGTAACAATTTCTACAGTCAATTCAACAGCATTCGTACTTTCAAACACTGCTCTAGCATCTGGTTCAATTCAACTTTGGTTTGCTCACCCACAGACTACTTACTCAGCGCTTGGTATTCTATCAGGTGGTTTTGTTAATAACCTAACTAACCAGATTGTTCGTTCAGAACATGACTACTTTGCTCGTAATACAGGCACATGGTCGAACGGCGTCTTTACTGCCGCTCCTGGTGCCTTTGACCCGAATGTTGCATGGATTGCAAAGTATCCTGGTGCAATGGGCAACTCACTCCAGGTGAGTGTGTGTGACTCAGCTAACCAGTACACTTCACAGATTTCTATTTCACCAGCCGTTCTTAATTTTAGCATCGGTAGTACCTTTGCGAATGCAGTATTCACAGGCGCGGGTAACCTTCTTGCTAATAGCGTTGTTAGCCTTCTTACTCTTGGAGATGACGTTCAGGCAGGCAACTCAACTATTGGTTTTCAATATAACTCAGTGAACTCTGTTTCAGTAGCGAACTCTGGTGCAAACACTATCCTTACTATTCAGTTTGATGACCCATACTTCCTACACACTGCCTACTCAACATCAACGATTAACCGTTTCTGGGAATGGTGGACAACTGTAGGTCAAACTCCTGGACAGTCACAATGGGTTCTACACAACGGCAATACAGCGGCGAATGACCAATTGTCTATCGTTGTATCTGATAACAATGGGCAGTTCACAGGAACTCCTGGTACTGTTCTTGAAGTGTTCAAGAATCTTTCTCGTGCGACTGACGCACAGAACGCAGACGGTTCTGATAACTACTATGCAGACGTTATTAATCAGAACTCTGCTTACATCTGGTGGGCAAATGACCGTGGACAGGCTCTATCAGCGAACTCTGCTCTTATTAATTCTTCAACAGCATCTATTCCTGCCAACTATTATATGGAGCTTGGTAATGATGGTTATGACGAACACAGCGTAAGCCTTGGAACTCTTGGTACGGCATGGAACTATTTCGTATCTCCAGAAGACGTTGATATTGGTCTTATTCTTCAGGGATACCCAGCAGGCGCTGGTGGTGCGACATGGCAGCTTGCCAACTATCTTATCCAGAACCTAGCTGAAATCCGCCGTGACTGCGTGGTGCTTATCTCACCTGATAAGAACGTTATCCTTAATCAGTACGGTAATGAGGCATTGAATGTTGTCAACTGGAGAAACAATGTTGAAGGTTCTAACTATGCCATTTGCGACTCAGGTTATAAGTATCAGTATGACAAGTATAATGACATCTACCGCTGGATTCCGCTTAACGGTGATATCGGGGGGCTCTGTGCTCGAACAGACCAGACAAACGACCCATGGTGGTCACCAGCCGGGTTGAACCGTGGTATTATTAAGAATACTGTCAAGCTTGCGTATAACCCAAAGAAGGCAGATCGCGACGTTCTCTATCCAAATAACGTTAACCCAGTAATCACTCTACCAGGAACTGGTACCGTGCTTTACGGGGACAAGACAATGCAGGTACAGCCATCAGCGTTTGACCGTATCAACGTGCGTCGTCTCTTTATTGTTCTTGAAAAAGCTATCTCTCTTGCTTCGAAATACCTACTCTTCGAATTCAATGACGCCTTCACTCAGAACCACTTTAAGAACATGGTTAACCCATATCTTAGACAGGTCCAGGGACGTAGAGGTATCTATGACTTCCTAGTTGTATGTGATGGTACAAACAACACTCCTGAGGTAGTTGATGCTAATCAGTTTGTTGGTGACATCTACATCAAGCCAGCGCGTTCAATTAACTTTATTCAGTTGAACTTTATTGCCGTGCCAACTGGTGTAGCCTTCTCAGAAGTGGTTGGTAACTTCTAATCCACTACTAAATAAAAGTAAGGAGGAAACAACTATGAGAAAAATTTCAACATACATAGCAGCCGCTCTATTAGCTATCGCTACTATGGCAACCCCTGCTTATAGCCGTGGTTTCGGTGGTGGCGGTGGCGGTGGTCACGGCGGCGGCTTCGGTGGTCATGGTGGCTTCAGTGGATCTCACGGGGGCATGGGCAGCTATCATGGTGGTCTAGGTAATTATCACGGGGGTATGGGTAACTATCATGGTGGTTATCATGGTGGCTTCCATAATGGTTTCCATCATCATCATCACGGCTTCCGTCCTTGGGGATGGGGTGGTTATGGTTATGGTGGCGATGATTGCTACTACCAGTATCCAAAACCTTATTACTGTTACCAAGGTTACTAAGAAAGGATAAATTATGAGTGAAAAAAATACACCCGCTCCACCACCAAAAGACCCTGAACCTACTCGTAATCCAGGTGGATTTTGGGAGCCGCGAACAGCAGAAAAAGAACAACAAGCAGGCATTTCCCCTAAGAAGTAAAGGCTAATCAATGACTTTCGACATTAATACTTTTAAGCAGACAGGTCTAAAGTATGGCGGTACTAGACCATCCTTGTTCGTTGTCGAATTTTCACCGCCATCTGGACTGCTATCAACTTCAACTGTCGCCACAACTACAACTGCAACGGGAACTGCTGCTCAAATTCAAGCAGGAACACTTTCTCGATTGACGTGTAAGGCGGCGGCTCTTCCAGAAGCCGTGGTAGCTGAAATTGAAGTTGGTTACTTTGGACGCCGTATTAAGGTAGCTGGTGAAAGAGCTTTCCAGGATTGGCAGGTTACAGTTATCAATGATGAAAACTTCCTCATGCGTGCCGTGCTGGAAGACTGGTCAAATGGTATCAACCGTCTTGAATCTAACATTCGTGACCCCCTCTTCGATGTAGAAGGATATAAGGCAGTCGTGAATGTACGTCAGTACTCTAAGACAGGCGTGGAAATCCGTGCCTATCAGATGGTAGGTGCGTGGCCGTCACAGGTATCTGCTATTGGATTGGACTGGGACCAGGGCAATGCTATTGAATACTTTGCATGCACATGGGCTTATGATTACTGGCTTCCA